TGCATAAATCGAAATCATTATTTTCTAAAAATTTAGAACCTAATTTATTTGAAATATGTCTTTGCAATTCAAACAAGGCGTGATATTCTTTTTTGTCACAATCAATGTTTTCATCACTTGACCAGTAATTCGTATGTGTTTCAAATACATAATTCAATACACATTCTAATACCAGTCTTTCGTTTTCGTTATTACATATAATCATAATTTTTACTCCGTTAATGTTGGGGGCTTTCGCCCCCTGTTAAAATTAATTTTCTTCTTTGTTATTTTCCTCTTCAAGAATATTTAAATTCTTTAAAGATTTTAAATAACTATTTATTTTGACCAGTTTATCAACTGGAAAAAAAATTGTTACCGTTTTATTTTCATACTCATAATCAGTATCACAAATGTATTCATAATTTGACGATAACAAATCAATAGCTGACCAGTAACTGATTTCTGGATTGATAGTTAAAACATAAGAAATATAAAAAGCTTCTGATGGATTATCTAAAGTTAAAACATTAACATTTTCATTTTCATTTGATGTTGTGTAAATTTTCTTTTTTGATTGTTTCATTTTTTTCTCCGTAGTTAAAAAATTTTCTTACTGTTTAACACCTGTCTTGCTGTTGGTGTTGGTGTAATTATATCAAATGTCAACAAATTTGGTTGTCGAAAAATTCAACTAAAGTTGAGTTAAATTCAACTGAACCAAACACAGAAAACAAATTAACAAACTATAAAATATGCTAAAATCTACCTTTAGCAAAAGAGCTACACAATTAAATGTTTACTAAATGAAATATAAAATTTCTGTTGCTCTTTCGTGGTAAGTAATCTTTTAAAAGTTCTGTATCCCTCTCTTATATATCTTGCTTTCAAAAAATTAACAGCTAGGTATTGCCAAGCTACGCAAGGCAATTGTAAATGTATGCTTTGCACAAAGAAGTGCAAATCATAAGAGCATGTACCGCTATATATCGTACCTGTAAAGGCTATGGGGGGAGGCTCATGCTACGGCACTACAAGAAATCATACCTCCAATACACAAAAAACAGAATTTCAACTTTTTAAAAGAAAATGAGAATCATTCTCAATAATGTGTTATAATACCCCCCAAGATAACTCTACTCTGAGCCTTATGGCAGAACCAAAGAAAAAACGAGGCAACCCTAACCTATATAAGGGTATGCAACCATTAAACCCAAATGGCAGACCTAAGGGTTCTGTAAACAAGTACACTGCTTTGGCACGAGAGTTGATGTCAAACAAATCTCCAGAGATAGTAGAAAAGGTAATTGAGAAAGCTATGGAAGGAGATGTGCATTGTTTGAAGATGTGCTTAGATAGAATTCTTCCTGTCCATAAAGCTGTAGACTCTACAAGGACTAAGGCAGATGCACAAGTCATTATTAATGTTTCTTCTCTGGATAGTATCCAACAACAGTTAGATATTACTCCAGAGGGGGAACTTGTTGAACCTGTGGAAAAATCTGACGATGAAGTAGTCGTCAATATTGATTCATCACCAATGGCAGACAAGTTTGGCTGAACTAGATATTAATTTACACCCTGCTCAGTTGGAAATATTTAAATCTAATAAGAGATTTAAAATTGTCGCAGCAGGAAGAAGATTCGGAAAGTCCTACCTATCTGCTTGGTTATTACTTATTAATGCTATAAAGTCAGAATCCAAAGATGTATTCTATATAGCACCGACCTTTCAACAAGCCAAAGACATTATGTGGGCTATGCTGAAAGAATTAGGAAAAGATTTAATTCTACAAGCCTATGAGAATACTGCTGTATTAACATTGATAAATGGTCGTAAGATATATCTCAAGGGGTCTGACCGACCTGAAACACTTCGTGGCGTAGGCTTGTCATATGTGGTGTTGGACGAGTATGCGTCTATGAAGCCTGTGGTGTGGGAACAGATAATTAGACCCACGCTTGCAGATGTGAAAGGCAGGGCACTCTTCATTGGTACGCCCGCCGGGAAAAATCACTTCTTTGACTTATATCAAGAAGCACAAGAAGATGAGGATTGGGATGCGTTTCAATTTACCTCTATTGATAATCCCTTCTTGTCTGAAGAGGAGATACAGGCTGCGAGTAAATCAATGTCGTCTATGTCGTTTAGGCAAGAGTTTGAGGCATCATTTGAAACTTTTACTGGTGGTATCTTTAAAGAAGAATGGTTTAAAGAGGATGAAGAGCCAAATGAAGGAAGTTATTGTATTGCTGTAGACCCAGCAGGTTATGAGGATAGTGAGAAGGAACGAAACTTAAAGCGTTCCCGATTAGATGAAACATCTATTGCTATTGTTAAAATTGACCGAGATAAATGGTGGGTTAAAGATATTGTACATGGTAGATGGAATATTAAAGAAACAGCGAAAAAAATTTTAAATTCAGCCATTAGTGTTGAATCTAATTCTGTTGGAATCGAAACTGGAGCATTGCGTAACGCTATCTTACCTTATCTGGAAGATGAGATGAGAACCGAAAATAAATGGTTATCATTAATAGAATTGCGTCATGGGGGCAAAAAGAAAACAGACAGAATAACATGGTCGCTACAAGGCAGAATGGAGCATGGACAGATAACATTTAATCCAGAAAAAGACTGGAAAAATTTTAAAAATCAAATGTTAGACTTTCCAAACAAGATGGCACATGACGACATGCTTGACTCACTCGCCTATATTGACCAAGTAAGTGTCAGCGATTTTGCACATTCAATTGAATTAGAAGAAGAATGGAGTCCAGTAGATGATATTGCAGGATATTGAAGATTTAAACGATAAAGATTATGAAGAAGTATTAGAATTTAGTGCTGACCCGACTACTTTGAAAATAAGGTATGTCGCAGCATTATCTATTATTGCAAATTTAGCAAATGATTTAGATTCAACATTAGTGCCAGATGACCAAAAGGTTGATTTGTCTATATGTAAGATGATTATGGATGGTGTTATTGAAATAGAAGATGTGGGCGAGAGCATACATTAAATGAGAATGATTCTCATTAAATCTATTTTTTGTGTTATAATCGCAACAATTTCTTAGGAATAAAAATTTATGCTTGACAAGAAAGAACAACAATATCAAGCCCTAGCTAGTTGGTTGATGTACCGACTAGAGGGTTGGAGAACCCACCGTGATATTAATTACATCCCTAAATGGGATGAATATTATCGTATTTGGCGTGGTATATGGGATTCTTCTGACAGAACAAGAACAGCAGAACGCTCAAGAATTATTGCACCAGCAACTCAACAGGCAGTTGAGTCAAGTGTTGCTGAATTAGAAGAGGCAACATTTGGCAGGGGTAAGTGGTTTGACATACAAGACGATATGCTTGATGCTGATAATAGTGAAGCTGAGTATATTAGAAACCTTTTGCAAGAAGATTTAGAAAAAACAGGCTGTAAAGACTCAATTGCAGAGATTTTTCTTAATGGTGCTATCTACGGAACAGGTATTGGTAAGATTGTTGTTAACCAAAATATAGAAAGAGCACCATCAGAACAGCCAGTAGAGGGTTCTATGACAGGAATGAGGACTATTACTGAATATGCCTCTATAGATGTAGCCCTTGAGCCTATTAGTCCTAAAGAATTTCTAATTGACCCTAGTGCTAACTCTATTGATGAGGCATTGGGTGTCGCCCACGAAGTTATTAAGCCTAGATACCATGTTGTTCAAGGTATACAGTCGGGAGTTTACCGTGATGTACCCCTTGATGGTGATTATGACACAGTTAAATTCAGTTATGACCCAGAAACTAAACAGGCAGATGAGTCAGATTCAGTAAAGATTACAGAATATTGGGGTTTAGTACCTAAAAGATTCCTTAAAAAGAAGGCAGATAAGGATGATTTTGAATATACTAAGAAAGATGAGTTAGTTGAGGCAGTAGTAACTATATGTAATGATGAATACATCTTGCGTGTAGAAGAAAATGCCTTTATGATGGAAGATAGACCTTTTGTTTCTTACCAACATGACATTATCCCAAATAAATTCTGGGGTAGGGGTATTGTAGAAAAGGGTTATAATGCCCAAAAAGCTCTTGACGCAGAGATGAGAGCAAGAATTGACTCAATGGCACTTAGAAATACCATGATGATGGCTGCTGACGCAACCCGACTACCTCGTGGAAGTAAGTTTGAGGTACGAGCAGGTAAGACTGTACTTACAAATGGTAATCCTAGAGAGGCTATTATGCCTTTGGAGATGGGTCAGACTGATGCAAGTACCTTTAATCAAGTAGCTAGTCTACAAAACATGATTCAAATGGGTACTGGAAGCCCAGATATGTCCTCACCAGCCGCTCAAGATACTGCTAGTGGTATGTCTATGATGCAATCTGCATCTATTAAAAGACAAAAGCGTACATTGATGAACTTCCAAAACACATTCCTTATTCCTATGATTAATAAGGCAATGTGGAGAAAGATTCAGTTTGATGTAGACAGGTATCCTGTTACAGATTATAAGTTTGTTCCTTATTCGACTATGGGCATTATGGCTAAAGAGTTGGAAATGCAACAAATGGTACAAATGCTACAGTCTATACCTAAAGATTCACCAGCGTTTGATGTTATTTTGTTAGCAATGTTCCAAAACTCTAGTATACATAATCGTGACCAAATTGTATTTGCATTACAACAAGGTCTACAGCCTAATCCAGAGATGGAACAGATGCAACAAATGGGTGTTCAGCTACAAGTACAACAAGCACAGGCTGAGATTCAGAAAACTATGGCTGAAGCTGAAGAAGAGAAGGCGAAGGCTATTTTACATCAAGCACAAGCAGGTTCATTACAGCCAACAGAGGTAGACCTAGCTGAGAAACAAGCAAAAATTGCTAAGATGGGTGCTGATGTTGCAAGGCAACAGTCTGAAACAGCCAGAAATGTACCAGAAGTGGAACATTTGAAGTCTGAAACGATATTAAACCTAGCTAAAGCTAAAGCAGAGGGAACAAAGACAGCTATAAATACTAGAATACAGTAATTAATTATGGCAAAAACAGATGAGCAATTCCTAATAGACAGAATGTCTATGATGGAATCAGAAGGTTGGCACGATTTAGTTGCTGATTTAAAGAATTTAGAATCTAATATTAGTAATATTAATAATATTGATTCTGAGCAAGACCTTTGGACAATCAAGGGTCAGTTGCGTATTATAAACTTTGTATTAAGTTTAGATACTGCGACTACAATAGCGTTGGAAGAACTCCAAGATGGAAATCCAACATAATATAACTTCATAATCCTGAAGAGGACGGAGAACAAATGAGTATAGTAGTAGAAGAAACACCAAAAGTAGAAGCACCTACAGAAAAAGCACAGGTAGAAGAAGTACAGGCAACGGAAGAAGCAGTTGAAGAAGTAAATGGAAATGTAGAAGCCGAACCAGAGTACGAAATACCAGCTAAATATGAAGGAAAATCTCTACAAGAGGTAATTGAAATGCACCAGAATGTCGAACAGGCATTTGGTAAACAGGGAACTGAGGTTGGAGAACAACGGAAGTTAATCCAGAGTTTACTTGAGGCACAAAACAAATCCGATACTGCTGAAGAGCCACAAGAAGAGGAAGTTAGCTTTGAAGATGTTTTTTATGATGACCCTAAGAAGGCTGTTAATCAAGCCATAGAAAATCATCCAGATATTTTGAAAGCAAGAAGGCAACAAGCTGAACAAGAACAACAACAGAAGTTAGGTGTTCTTGAGAAAGCATATCCAGACTGGGAAGCTCGTGTCGCAGACAAGAATTTCCAAGAATGGGTAGGTGCTAGTGAAGTGAGAAAAGATATTTTCCGTAAAGCAGACACAGAATATAGACCAGATTTCGCTATTGAACTATTTGATATGTACGATAAAATCAATATGGTTGAAAAAACCAAAGAGGTTCAAAAGTCAGAGAGGGCAAAATCTAAAAAAGCGTTACGACAAACTGTATCAGAAACTCGTTCCACACAATCGGTAGGTGGCAAGAAAATGTATAGAAGGGCTGATTTAATCAACCTTCAAATTACAGACCCAAATCGTTATGCTTCTTTGGCTGATGAAATTCAGTCAGCGTATGCAGAAGGTAGGGTTAAATAATCATTTAAAATAGGAGAAGTAAAATGGCTTTGGGTTCAAACCAAGTAACGACTACAATCGCCAACAACTTCATCCCCGAACTATGGAGCGATGAAGTTATAGGTGCATATAAGTCTAATCTAGTGGTTGCTAACCTAGTCACTAAGCTATCTCACAAAGGCAAGAAGGGTGACAGCATCCATATTCCTGTGCCGGCGAGAGGTTCAGCTAGTGCTAAAGCAGCAAACACACAAGTAACATTATCGGCAGCAACTAATACTGCTGTCACCGTGTCTATCAATAAGCATTATGAATATTCTAAGCTAATTGAGGACATTGCGGAAGTACAATCACTAGCTTCAATGAGGAAGTTCTACACAGATGACGCTGGCTACGCTCTAGCTACTCAAGTGGATGATGACCTCTTTGCTCTAGGTGAAGGTCTACAAGGCGGTACAGTAGGCGGTACAGGTGCAGCTTCTTGGGAAACTGCTGTTATCGGTTCAAACGGTAGCACAGCTTACACAGGAAACTCATCAAATGCTGCTGACATCACAGACGCAGGAATTAGAAAAATGATTCTAACTCTTGATGATGCTGATGTACCTATGGACAGTCGTTCATTGATACTACCACCAATTGCAGCTAATGACTTGCTAGGTATCAACAGGTTTACTGAGCAACAGTTCATTGGTTCTGGTGATGCTATTAAGACTGGCAAGATTGGTCAAATCTACGGTGTTGATGTGTACATTTCATCTAACTGCCCTTCAGCTTCAGGTAACTCTGGTGCTGATAGAGTTGGACTATTACTACACAAAGATGCTCTAGTTTTAGCTGAGCAAGTTGGCGTCAGGTCTCAGACACAATATAAGCAGGAGTATTTAGGTGACTTGTTCACTTCAGATACTATTTATGGAGTTGCAGAACTTCGTAATGACGCTGGTGTTGCTTTTGTAGTACCGGGAACTTAATAGTTAATTAAGTTGAAACCCCTTCTCACGAGGGGGTTTTTCTGAATTAATTAAATGACATAATGACATAATGACGGGATAAATAATGCCTTTTTATGATTTTAAATGTGAAGATAATCATATAAGTGAAGAACTACGCTCTTATGATGAAATGAAAAAGGGCATTGACTGTCCTAAATGTGGCAAACCTGCACAAAGAATCTACTCAATTAACGACATTAGACCTAGTTATGGATATGAAATGACTAGATTTGCTATGAGAGAAAGGAAAAGACTAAGCAAGGATAAATTTAATGGACATATTTAAAGATACATGCGACCACGACTCTGTTGAAACTCTAGAGTTAGAACGCTTTAAAACTAAGCTAAGAGAAATCTGGTCTAGGTTTCTAGATGAGTGCTATGAAAAGTACTCAGATATGGACATGGACTTAGAACACTTTAAAGAGCATTATTCTTTAAAGTTTGCTGATGAGCCTGAGCAAGAAAGCGAAATAGACAACATACTAAAGATGTTAGACGATTTAATGGAAGGGGATGAAGAGCTTGAAGAAGTTAAATCAGAAGGGAAAGCTCCTACTTATGGAGGAAGCACACTTAAATCACATAACGAAAAAGGAAAGATAGAGGCAACAGTATATGAAGTCAATCATAAATCTACAAAGACTCAGGGCGATAGTGATGCTGGAGTTAAGGGTGGCTCGTATGAGGGTACGCCATCAGGTTCAATTCGCAAAAGAAAAGATTCAAGAGTTATCAGAAGCTTTTCACCAATGGCTCAAAGTCTTAAAGAAGAATTAATAGCGTTAAAAGATAGACAAGCTATTGGTAAACGCAGGCAGTTGTTTAGATAATGGCTAGAATGTTCTGGAGAAAAGCAAAAGCTATTGGAATGTATGTCAATAGAAGGCAATGGGAAAGAGATTTCGACCCTAATGAAACAGCAGCTTATGAAATAGAAATTGAACAAGGTGGTGCTTATATTATTATTGAATCTTCTAATTCAGCTACACCTAACTACATTATTACGGAGTAAATATGGCAACAACTAAAGTATCAGCCTTAACAGCATTGACCTCACCAGATGGAGCAGAGGAACTTCTTGTTAATGATTCTGGAACTTCTAAAAAAATTACAATAGATAATGTAACTGAAAACAACTTCACAGATACATTAAAGACTAAGTTAGATGGTATAGAGGCAAGTGCTACAGCAGACCAAAGCAATGCTGAAATTAAAACAGCATATGAAGCCAATTCAGATACTAATGCTTTTACAGATGCAGACCATACTAAACTAGATGGCATCGAAGCGAGTGCTGATGTAACTGACGCTACGAATGTAGCTAGTGCTGGTGCTTTAATGGACTCTGAGGTTACAAATCTTGCAGAAGTTAAAGCCTTTGACAGTAGTGATTATGCTACTTCTGCTCAAGGAACATTAGCTACAAATGCCCTACCTAAATCTGGTGGTGCTATGACAGGTGCTATCACAACTAACTCTACATTTGATGGCAGAGATGTAGCAACAGATGGTACTAAGCTAGATGGTATAGCCTCAAGTGCCAATAACTATGTACACCCCAATCATAGTGGCGAGGTTACATCTACAGCAGATGGGGCTACAGTTGTTGCTGACAATGTCATTGATGAGGCAAACCTGAAAGTCAGTAATAGTCCAACGAATGGTTATTTCTTATCAGCACAATCAGGTGATACAGGTGGAATGACTTGGGCAGAAGTGGATGCCCTACCCTCACAAACAAGCAATAGTGGAAAGTATCTAACAACAAACGGTTCAGCAGCTTCTTGGGCAACCTTAGATACTGATGCGAATACCACCACTAAAGGCTTGTATGAACACGAACACACGATAGATGCCGATTATAGTATCAGTTCTGGCTCAAACGCCTTATCAGCGTCACCAATAACAATTTCAAGTGGTTATTCAGTTACGATTCCGTCTGGTAGCACTTGGGTAATCGTATAGGAGATATAGATGGCTAAAGTAAAAATTCAAGGACACGCATCAGGCACAGGGGTACTAACTGTAACTGCTCCAAATACGAGTACAGACTCAACGATTACACTACCTGATGAAAGTGTAACACTAGGAGCAGCAGTAGGTGGAGCGAATGGTGTTGACTTTAATGATAATGTTAAGGCTCGGTTTGGTACTGGTAATGACTTAGAAATTTATCATAGTGGAAATGATTCAATTATTTCAGATACAACCTCTGTTAGAAGACTGCTCATACAAGGAAATGATGTAACAATTAGAAATGCTGATTCTAGTAAAGATGCTGCAAAATTTAATAATGGTGGTTCAGTAGACCTTTACCATAATAATGTTGTAAAACTTGCCACAAGTGCTACAGGTATTACAGTAACTGGTGGTGTAGCAATAGGTGGCACAGGAACAGCCAATACTTTAGACGATTATGAGGAAGGTTCGTGGAATCCTACATTAACCTGTACTGTAGCTGGCTCTTATACATTAGAT